CCCTGGGGGTTCCGCTGCCAGCAGAGCCAGATATTGATCTAGCAGCTTGCTTTGCCCTTTGCGTGGCTTGCATTTGCTGCTGTATTACCGGCTTCGCCTGAAGTTTTTGATTCAGGTTGGCAAATACCGGATTACCATTCACCACATAATTATAGGCAGTTTCTAGGATCTCCTCTTGGGAGCTATATCTGCCTGTTTGGGTTAAAGCTCGAACCACGGGGGCCATCTCACCTTCCAGTTGGGAAGCTGTTTCTGGGTCGCGGAACAAAGGCTTCTGGTTCATGAAAGATTCTACAATCTTTTGATTCATGTACTCAACTGCCTTTTTTTCTTGCTCAGCATGTAGAGACTGCCAACGCTCCTCTGCAATGCGCTCTGCATCGGCACGAGTTAAGTAGTCTTGTTCTACGCTATGAGCTTCTGTTTGGTTTTCTCCAATAAGTTCTTCAGGAGAAATGCCGTAAGATTCGAGCCATTCACGGGCTGTAGCATGAGGGCTGTTCTTCATTGCTCTATCCCAAGCCACAGAGCGTTTGGCTACATCTTGTATTGAGATACCCTCTTTAGCGTAATCTTCCTCGTATTGTTTAATGGTGTTGTAAACTGTCGAGTTGCGCTCGATTAACTGATTAAGCTCTTGAGCCTTGCGGTCATACTGAGTGCGAGTTTCGTGAGCACGTCTATTAAGGTAGCCTTGAAGCACATGAGAGTTTTCAGACGTAGGATTAAGAAAAGCCTCTTTCTCAGCCTTGTTCATATCAGCTGGAGGAGCATAAACAATCTGCTCAGACTGTGCCGCTGGTGCAGAAGTTTCAACCTCGGAATCCTCTTCCTTGGTTTCTTCAACTGCTTCTGTCTTACTTACTTCATCATTTTGACTATGAAGTTGCTTACGCAATGAATGACGAATTTGTAAGTCAGTTTCATTCCGATCTGGCGTTACATCTTCAGGAGTTACTTCGGTTACATTATCTTCCATTTCTGTACCTATCTATCATTTTGGCTTTTATGTTTTGGATAAGTTTACGTTCAGACGCACCAGATTCTCGTTCTGTTGTGTATCCTCTGTCGTAAGCATCTCCGACTTCTACTGCACCAGCCGCCTTATAAGCTGCCCTCAACTTGCTTTTGCTTGTGTATATCTCTCTAGGATTAAGAGGGTTTCTAGTTGGTGGCATTTCATCGTGGATAAAGTGATGCGCTGCATTGGCATGAACTCGCACCATTACCTCTTCAACCGAAACAACCTTCTGCTGCACATGGCACCACTGAAATAGTTTGTGTTTTTCTGTCATTAGTCATCCATTGCAGTTAAAAGCAATAATGCTTTAATCTTTCTGTCTCTTTTCTTTTTCTTTTCAAAAGCTATCTTTCTCGCTCGTTCTAATAGCATTTCTGTATGCGCTACTACCTTTGCATTATACTCTGCAAGAATTGCAGAAACTTCAGTTTTCAATGCTTCTGTATCAAGAGTCTTAAGAATCTGTTCTTTTGGCGCTCCAGCTCTTAATTGTGATTCAATTTGCTTTTTAAACTCAAGCGAAGGCCGTTTACGCTTTTTAGTTTTAGGCTGCCTCGATTGCAGTACTTTAGCTGCGTACTCTTCTTCTAACCAATCGTACGCTTTTTTAAATCCATCAGGATCTAATAGTTGTACTTGCAGATAACTCTGCGGTGGTTTGAAAAATAGAAACATTACGCAACCGTAGCGTTTGTTATTTCAAGAGGTAGCTTAACAATATCATCAAGTGCCGTATCTGTAGCTTGTGTTATAGCAAGCTCTTTAGCTTTAAGTGCTTCACGATCAGCTTGTGTTGCTACCATTTGAGCATACGTTTTAACACGCGCGCGAATAAAATTACTGAGGTAATTTTGTGCTACCTCTTCTTTTGTAAGCTCGCCAGCAGAGTCGTATTTGCCATAGTAGGCTAACGCTTCAATAGCAGTAAGAATGTCAGTTTCTTCACCTTCATAGCGAATGTTAATTACTTTACGCGGCATCTTTCTCCTTCAGCTTTTCAAGCTCTGCAACGATTGCGTTAATTTTCTGCGCTAACTGTGCTTGTGCTGCCTTAGCTTTTTCAAGCTCAATAAACGTTCTCCCCATCTCTGCTTCAAGTAATGTTTTCTGTTCCATTATGCTAACCATCCAAATTGTCTAAGAGCTGCTACTACCTGCGCGATTGTATAGCCATCAAAAGTCGAAGTTGTTGTTATTGAAGTTCCACCAGTGCCGCCTACTGTAGCGCCAGTAATTCCTGTCGTTGCTTGTGCTCGTCCCGTTGCTCCAAATACTGCAATGCTTCCAGTATTCGGTTGAATAGAAACCTTTGAGTATACGCTTGTGCCAGTGTTGTTACCTGAAGCAATAGTTACAATACCTCCAGTGGCTCCAGTTCCAGAAGTATTCCCTGCGGTAATTGAAACATTTCCACCGTTTGAAGTTGTAGCGGTTACGAAACTAAAAGTTAAATTCCCTGCATCTGCCAAGAAATTATTACCGCCTACAACAAAGTTCATATTTGAAGTAGTGTAATCGCCATAGAATCCAGATAAAAAGTCGATGTCGCTTAGTGAATACATCGATACCGAGTTGGATGCATCTGGACAATAAAACCCACCATAAGCCCCAGTTATATTACTAGCAGTAAGAAAACCTCCCTCCTCACCACCATCATTATAGACTGCTTTTGGACATGCTATAGACAGGTTACTGGATACAGAATAGCCATTTAACGCTAATTGACCCGTGTTGGTCAGCCTCATTTTCTGATTGCCAAAAATCGACCAGTAAAGTTGTCCAGCTGCGTAATACATTCCCGATGATGTAGAGTTTGAAAAGCTATATGCAGGAGCACTTGCAGATGCGTCTCCCGTACGGAACGGTGTTGTCGTCACAAGCGAAGTTCCTATGGTCATTCGCTCGGTTCCAGCAGTTGCAAAACCAATAGTATTATTAGCCGACCTATAAATTCCGGTATCGTCATCTCCAGAGAAAGAGAAGGCTGGCTTTAATGTAGTAAACGAACCGTTGCCGAGAACCTGATTAGACGCATAAATTGAGCCAACGATATTTATGCCAAGCTCGTTACTTCCTCCATTGGAAAAGTTCTGTACTTTGAAATCATCAAGTTGCCATATAGTAGAAACGTCATCAATAGCGTTTTGTCCAATAGTGCCAGCAGATATGCCACCTAAGCCTGAACCACTAATAGACGTATCAGTGACAAGTTTAAGCAAAATATCATTGCGATAAACTGCAATCGTAGAACCAACAATGCGAGCTTTCCAAGTATCGCCATTGGTTCCAACTATGAGCGAGTTCATTAAACCTAAATCAGTCCACGTTCCTGCAACCTTTTTATATAGTCGAGTAGCTTGATAGCTGCTTGAAACAGTAAGCAAATAAAAGTTGTTTGAATCTTTGTGGCGGAAAACCAACCCGATTGTGTTGTCAAAGGTTGCAACGGTTACGATTCTGATACTGACTTCCATGTCAGATGCTGGCAGCGTTGTATTTGCAACATACAAACATCCAGAATTGGCAACGGTAGTGGTTGGCTTTAATGCTGTAGCTGCATAAACTGAAAAGGTTGCAGAACCAGTACTAGAAACAAGCGAATAGCTGGTTCCTACATTTGGCGTATGAGCATTTAGTAATGTAGTCGATGCTTCTGTGAATGCATCCGAAAACGCTATTGCGCCAGTAGGAGGTGTAAATACTGTGTCGGCTGCTGTAACAGTCTGTAAATCCTGTACAGTGTCAAATGCTCCTGCAAGTGGATTGAAAACGTATGAGTAGCCCACTATGACCTCACAACGCTAGTAAGTTGTGTGCCAGTATAACCAAGCGTAAGAGTTGCGACAGTACTTCCTGCCAACTTATATACGACACCAGTTAAATTTGTACCTGTATAAGACAACACCATTTCATTGTGTGGTTGATTAGCAATGCCAGAAACTATTTCTTGATATACATTGCTGTTTTGAACAACCGTTGCTACAGCAATATCAGGATTAACCGATGCTGCTGAATTGGATACTGTTGTAGCCATTAGTCGATCTCCTCAATATCAATCCCAATCGGATTACCTTCGTTATCAGTAATAATAGTACCTTTCTTTTTACGCTTCAAAGATTGCGTAGGTTGTGGAAGACGTTGAAGAGCTTCCATGCTCATGCGGATACGCTCAAGTTGGCTATCAGCTTGCAATCTGCGTTCTTCCATGAGCTTTTCAGACTCCGAAAGTTTCATTCGCATCTGTTCAAGTTCAAGTTTCTGCAACTCAAGAATTTGCGCCATACGGTTTGTTTCTTGAGTGATAGCTTGCTTATTAGCATCGGACTGACTAGCCGATTGAACTTTAAGCATTTCAACTTGAACATTAGATTGTTTAATCTGTACTTCTTGTTGAGCAATAGAAAGTTCTTGCTGTTGAATGTATTGGCCAAATTGTTGGTCTTGAACTTTGAGTTGAGCCTCAAGTTGATCACGTTGCATTTTGAGTTGCTGGTCTTGATAACTAAGTTGATTCTTAGTTGATTTGTCCTGCATCTCCATCTGTGTCACTTGCAGCCTAGCTTGTGATTCAATTTGCGCTATCTGCATTCTTGCTTGCATTTCTTGCATTACTGGGTCTGGTGGAGGCGGCTGCTTAGCTGCTTCTTCTTTAGCTTTAGCAATCTCACCAATTTGCGTAAGAGCTTTCGTAAACAAGCCATCGATCTCTTTGCCTCCCTTGTAGCGTTTGATCATGTTTTGGAACAACGAGATAGAGAAGTCGATCAGTGGTGGGTACTGGTCGATAAGTCCACGCATTTGGTCAAAAAACGAACCTGCTGTCTGAATCAGCATGGTAGCTTCTTGTTGTTGCTGTTGTTGGTCGATAGCCATCATGGAATCGGTAGCGATTTGGATTCGATAGCTTCGTTTCTTATCGTCTCGCAATATCTCTAAGATTTGTCCTTTGACCCTATCAATCTCTGCAAGCGGATCGTAAGGCGGTGGCATTGGTGGTGCCATCTCAGGCATTGGAGGCATCATACCTGTCTCATCCTGTGGCATAGGTTCTGGTGCAGGAGGAGGTGGTGGAGGCGGTGGCAGAGTAGGCTCGATAAGAGCATCTGCATCAGCAACGTCAAAGATAGTTTCTGGCTCAAATACCTCAGCGATAATGGTTGCAAGATTGCTAATTGAGTCTGAAACAAACTTAGCAAACATGTTCTGTCGCACGATGAGTCCCATCGACGACCACTGATTTTCGAGTCTGTTAGCTGTTGCTGACTTGTACTGCTCTGAAGTACCGCGAAGCAAGTCGCTTACTTTCAGTGTTTCATAGAGCTGTTGCAAAGCGTTCTGCCTAGCACCCTGAAGGATGTTTAGAGCGTTCATGTATGGCTCTATGTTCATGGCTTCAATGCCATTAGCCAGGCCACCACGTTGCTTATAGGACGGCCAGTTAGTGACTGGGATGAGTTTAAGGTCACCAGTCATGAGCATTTCAACTTGATTCCCCAAAGTCGCGTCGTAGAGGCTATTCGTGCGAATGGCCTGAGTAACAGCGTGGATACGGGTTGTAAGCCGCTCGACTTCGAGGATCTGATCTTTTACATGGCTGTAATCCGAGACAGGAATAACGCTATCGGGATCAGCAGACTGACGAATAACAGAGCAAGGGAAAAACTTTTCAAATCGAATCGGAGGTTCTGAGGTTTCAATA